TTATTTGCTTTCAGAAGGCCGAATGAGCTCCCATGGGTCAATCCCAACGCGTTCAGCGAAGTCATCAAGTTTTGCCAAGCTAACGTTGTTGTCTTGAAGCAGATGCGCCAGTTGACGTGTCGTAATGCCGATGCTTTTTGCGTAATCCTTCTGTAGCATGTGGTTATCGCTGATATTCTTGCGAACATTATTTTGAAACACGCGATTACTTTTTGATTTCATTTATTTTCCTCTTTTCCAGTTAGCCCACATCCACATTGCAGCACCTGAGATTAGCAGCATGACGGCAATCAACTATCATGCCACCAGAGGCTGCACTTGTAGTATTTGTGTGCTGTCATAGAATATTCCCCCGTCGTCGTGCATTATGCGCATCTTGGGCGAGCTCCCGCGCAATCGCGTTCGTCGCACCAACAGTCACACTTGTTGTCGATTTTCCATTCATCGCTTCCACGATTCGGTCGCGGTCGGCGGGAGTGATTTTCTGATAGCCAGTGTCCAGCAAATAAACGAGCTGTCCATTTTTCTTGCCGACACTTACGGCGGTGTCAGTCATCGTCTTGATGACGTACATTGTGTTGATGTAGTTCCCGCTGTCCAGCTTAATCATCGTCATGCTTGGCCACCTCCAACTGTTCCCGGTTGTAATCAATGATGCGTTGATAGCCATCATGTGCTTGCCACGCGCAATCATACAGGCCACACAGATCAAGTTTGTTGATTGCATTGTTCGCGGCATCGATAGCCTTTTGCGCCGCGTTTATGTCAGCTTTAGTCGTCATGCTCGGTCACCTCCATCAGCTCCGGATTCTCAAATTTGTTTCCCACAACCTTCATTGTGAACAGGTCACTATCTGGCATGTCATTCAGGTGTCCGTTTAGTAATAGCAACTCATAGAGGTTTCGCCCACCCCAGCCTGGAGTGCTAACCACAAACTGACCATTATCGAAGGCAACTACACCACACTCGGTTCCCATTTCAGCATGCGGAGGTTCATCAAAGACCGTGTATCCGAATTTGTGTTCAAATAGGTCGCCTTCGTAAACTTCCCGTCCGTTCTTGTCGTGAAGTCCGGTGTACTGCATCAAATTGGCTTCTTCGTCAATTAGTTCAATGCCATTTTTGCCGTCATCAGCGATCACCCAAATACGTCCATCAAGATCCCATTCAATATTGCTGACTGGATACATTTTGTGGTTGTGACTGCTATACGCTCTGAACTTAATCTCTCGTTTCATTTCTCCGCCTCCTCGCCAGAAACTTCTCGCAGCATGGTGTCGAATCCAACTGAATGGCCTACCTTTGTGAAACGCTCGTCCACGTCTTTTTTGTCAAACATTACATCTTCAATTAGTCCGCGATTAGATCTCAAAGCGTGCACATATTTCTTCCCGCGCCGAATGAAAATTAGGTCTCGTAATTTCGGATCGCTAACCCAAGGGTTTCTGATGATGTCGCCTTTAACTAGTTTCATTTCTCCGCCTCCAATTTCACGATTTCGCCTGTTTCTTCAACACGCCAGACACCTAGCACCCATGCACGAGCGAATGTGTTCTGATTGTTAGCGATCCAGTGATACTTCGTCTGGTTTAGGTCATCGAGCGGCGTATCAATGCGACTGACGGCATCTCTCAGGAAACCGAATAATGTGAACATCAGTTTGTATCTCTTTAGATACTCTCCTACCTCTTTCGGAATCACCGGCAGATCATCTGGCAAGGCGGAATTGTAGCGCTGGTACCACATGCTTTGGTGATCAATACTGTTTTCTACGGCCATGGCGCAAAGCACGTCTTGCTTCGTTTCTAGTTTAGTCATAGCTGCCTCCCACAGTTACCACAGAACAGTGGCTTAATTCTCTTGTTTCCAAACCAACGTGAATAGGCGTCTCGGGAAATTGTGCGACCATACCTGTTGTGGCAATATCGGCACGTGGCTTGTGCCTCACCTACATCTGGTAGCGCGGCATCATAACGATTTTGAAAAGAAAAAATTTTATAAGCTTGTTTTGACTGCTGTGGTACCCAATCTATCGGATTCCTTTCGGCAATTAGCTCATCATCAGTATCTTTATACTGTTCAAGAAGTCCCTTGAACACGTCCCGCTTCGTCTCATTGCTCATTGTCTTTCTCCTTTCTAGCTCTCACGAACCCCGCGTGTTTGAGAATAAGAATGCGATCCACGTCAGTAATTTCGGTGATTTTTCCGGTACTCATGGCAGTAGCCCATTTCTGATCGCTGGGATTCTTCTTGAATATTTTTAAAATTAAATTCAAATTAATAAACTCTCCGTTTTCAAGTTCAACGAACGCCATCGTCAGTCACCTCTTCTTTCGTGAAAGGTGCTCCGTTCAGCCCATATAGATTAAGCTGTTTCTGAGTAAATACGGTTCCGATGTCATCGCTATGCTTAGTTAAATTCACGCCAAAACCGCCAAAGGATAGATATTCAGGGGTATTGTCTTCATTCCACCAGCTGTTAGGGGCTAGAACCTTGTATCGTTTTTCTTTTTTAATAGTGTAGCCGTTGACGTAAGCATTCATAAGCAACTCTTCGTCATCAGACTTGCCAGAAATATAACAAGCCGGAAACTTATCATCATGCGCAGCGTCAACAATTTCTGCCTGTTCCTTGTTCAGAGCCACTTTTTTAGGTTCCTCAACGAACGCGACAACGTGGCCAGCGGTGGCTTTTGCAACGGTGGATGCTATTTCTTTATTGTCTGTTACTGGAACTTCAACACTCAAAAGACTCCAAAATCTATTTGCTTTCCCACCAAAGTCCCAATATTCTCCTTCATCATCTTTCACCGCGTACAGTTTTTCTTCGCTCATTTTTCGTCCTCTACTTTCGTAAGCTTGTACAAAGTTCCTTTGATATCCACGTAAACCGGCTCACCGGTCACTTGGCTGATGTAAACATCGTCTACTTCAGGTCTCATTGGTCGGCCTCCGTTACATTTATTCAGTATTGTCTGTATACAGCGCGCTTTTGTTCTGGCATACCGGATCTTTTCGCCGGTGGTAGAACTCCTTTGAGACGCAATCTACGAATCTTGGCTTGAATAGTGCCAACGTTTCGATTTAATATTTTCGTCAGTTTGTCGTAATTTGCTGTCACGCCAAAACTGTCAAATTCGATATTGTTGATAAGGAGCAATAAGTCTGATTCAGTCCACTTTTTTACCAGCATAGGGCCCTGCTTTCGGCAAATAGATTCAATGCCGTATTTGGTTCTGCCCATCATTTGAGCTATTTCTTCGTGAGTATGTGTTGATCGAAGTTTCATGATCATTTGCTTTTCTCTTTTGCTATAGAAGCTTCCATACTTTTCTATCTGGTTTTCTTTGCAAAACTTCGGCAATTCGCCACGATGTCTGAGCTTATTTGCAGCGTGTTTAACGCCCAGCACGGTTCTCCCAAACATGTCGGCGAGTTCTTCATAGTTGAGGATGGCATTTGTATCAGCGGCCATAATCACTTCATCTTGAAAGCGATCAATTTCTTCAGGCGTCCAATTTTTGTTCACTCTGTCTTGTTTCAAATCGTTCACCTCACAAAGCGGCCATTAATTGTCCGATCTTTGCATCTGCCGAAGTCTCTGTATCTTTCAGCAAATGGATATAGACCTTCTGGGTTGTCAGCGAGCTAGAATGGCCTAACCGTTTTGCGACAGCCTGTAAGTTGATACCTTTGCCAATCAGTAATGATGCATGTGTATGCCGCAATCCGTGTGCTGATATAACGGGAACGCCTGCATTCTCACAATGACGTTTCAAGATGTCGTTAATGGTCTCGTTGTATATACGCTTTCCGTCTGGTACAAATATTGGCTTATCCTTCGGCAAATTTTGGATCAGCATTGCAAACTTCGCTGCAGTTTTGTAGTCAAGCGCAATCGTGCGCACAGATGATTTATTTTTTGTAGGGGCAAACTTACCTGTGGCGCTTTTGTAATCCCAAGTTTTGTTAATCCTTAGTGTCAAAGAGTCCAAATCGAAGTCTGCCGGTGTTAGACCAAGAGCTTCTGCAAATCGTAGTCCCGTCTTGGCAAGCATCAAAATCATGTAATCGTAATCTAGTTCTTTTCCCAAATTGAGATCTTGGAGAAGTTTTTCTAATTCTTCTGGCTGCAAAAACTTAATCTTGTGTTCTCTGTGCCTCGTTCCGCCAATAACTGCGCGCAAGGTTGGATCTCGCTTAATCAGTCCTTCGTCTAGAATGTCCTGAATCACGCATTTGAGCTGGTGATGAAAGTCCATGCACGTTTGATGCTCATGTGTCTCTGCATACTGGCTAAGAAGCTGCTGATAGCTTCTGCGGGTAAGCTGTGTCACCTTTAGTTGTGGTGCCAACAATTTGATCACTCGCTCGGTGTTCTCCCACTTGCGATAGGTCACTGGGGTCACATAATTGTGCTTGTATGTCTCAATCCACTTTTTGAAATAGGTCTGAAATAGCTGTTCATTTCTCTTCAAGTTTGTCCTCCTTTCCCGCTGCTAATTCCTGAATGACTTCGTTGTATCTTGCGGGTATCTCTGTTGATTCAATGTGACTTTGTTCAGGTTCTAGCCATTGTCGAATATCAAATTCTTGTTCAACGTCTTTGCTGTGCGGCATCACATTCACTGTGCTGAAATGCAAATAGTCGTCTTCATCGTTTTGAATGAAATATACTTGTCTAGCAGCACGTGTCAGACTGTCGCCGTGAACAATTGTTGCGTTCATGCCGCGAATGGCACAATTGAATATCAAAAACGGCAACGTACTATCGCCAAGCTCTTCCAGATGGTAAAAATACATGCTTGGCCAATAATCCCAAGGCTTGTGCTTCAAACGGTCTTGTTGCCATCGTTGAATCATCATTGAGCCAGTCCCAGCAGCAACCTCGTAATACTCGCTACTGTCATTCGATCCAACGAGCATGTTAACGAGCTTGCTAATGCTTTCAGGGGTGAAATCTTGTTTCTTGTCTTTGCGATCAGCTTGAACACTCATGAAATATTCTGAAAACCAGTCATGTGATACGTCTGTGCTAACATCTAGGAATTGCTTAAAAAGCTCGTTACGCTTTTGCTGATCCATGACAATCTTCATCAATGCTGCTGGCGCCTGCTGTGCCTCACGAACGCCTAACAGTTTGTGAACGACATCTGCTGTGAATTTGGTCGTCATTTGAGTGCCTCTCATTTCGCACTGACTGACTTCACAGCCTGATCTGAATAGTCCTTGATGCTCTGTGCGTCTTTGATTGCCTGTGATAAGTCATTGTTTGCCTGTTTGGCGGCTTCTAACTTAGATGTAAGGTCATTGATGGCCTTCTGCTTAGCATCGACCTCAGGCTGCTGCTGGCGTGGTTCAGGCTGATATACAGAAACATCTAGGCCTCTGACAGGAACTAACCACTTCATTTCAACCTCTACAGGGTCATTCGCCTCAGCTTTGAAGTGGATCTTTTCAACCTGTCCAACCTCAATGCCATTCATAAAAACTTTGCCGTTTTGAATTCGTATGCTATTCATCATGATTTTTTATCCTCAATCGATCTCTTCTGCTTCAATCTCAACACGCGGATGGTCGCTGTACCATTTGCCAACATGGATTTCGACTATTTGGTTGTCGTCTTCCCACAAAATGCCAGTAAGCGCATCTGATACAGACTTGTAGTAGTTGTCTACATCCGGCTTAACTGTTGGCCTAACTTTTCCTTCTTTTTTCTGCCTTATTAAGGCCTTACTGCCAGACTTTTGGAGCGGACGGTATATTTCCATTGCCACCCTTATTGGGCCGCTTAGAGGCTCAATATTTAGTTCTAACGCCACGCTCTTAACGTGCTGCTTGTAGTTTCTTGATTTAGTCGGGTCGTAAGCATGACCCATTCGCGTGAACCTCGGCCGTCCTTGTGGGACTGGGTTACCAGGTATCGTTAGCCTTATCACGCTGGCTTCACGTCCTTATGCTCAATCATGCTTTTGCCTCCTTAAAATTTTTGTTCTGGTAAACTCACATTTAGCTTCTTCAGATATCCTCGCCAAATATCGTATGTGTTTTGGCAGTAGGCTCGTGTTACCGGATCTGTTTCTTTCGTGGGAAGATATGCACTAGTTTCACCATAATATTCTGACTCAGCCGTCTCTAAGGCATCTGTCAAGGTAACGTACGCCCACTGGTACCAAAACTTCTTCATATCAGCATCGGCTTGTTGCGCCTTTTTTAGATATTCCATGGCTTCATCAAGCTGCAGAATGATGAACAGCGAGTATTGATAATGTCCCTCCTGCATGTACTCATTGAACTCTTTAAGTGTCATAGTTGGATAAGCCATTTCAATACGCCACCTTAAACTGCAACTTTGGTGCAAAAAAGTTAAAGTCAATGCTGCCAAGTGCTCCTTCACGATTTTTAGCAATTGTTAAAGTCACAGTACGGATATCTGATTTTTCATTCTGCCGGTCACTGTTCCAAAGGAATCCAACCGCATTGCTATCTTGTTCAATTGATCCCGACTCTCGTAAATCTGAAAGTACCGGTTGCTTGTCCTGACGATTCTCAATACCTCGTGATAACTGACTAAGCAAAACAATCGGAATACCAAGCTCGTTAGTCAGCACTTTGAATTGGCGGGTGATCTCTTCGATTTGCAGACGGCGATCGACTTGGCTACGAACACCAATCAGCCCGAGATAATCAACAATGGCAAGGTAGCCTTTATCTGCTTCAGCGGCTCGCTGTCGCATTGTTTTGACGATCTGCGGTAATTCCACCTGCTTGTCGTAAAGCTGCAAGCGATAGTCTTTAAGAACGTTCCCTGCCTTTTCAACCTCAACTTTCTCAGCATCGCTTAGACTTTTCTGCGGGTTGATGAATTTACCAGAACTGATGCCAGTCTTGCAGGCCAACAAGCGGTTATAGTTTTCTGCATTTGACATTTCAAGTGAAAACATATCAACTGTTAACTCCGGTTGCTGTTTCAAAGCCTCAATAATGAGATTAACCGCGAATGCTGATTTACCGACAGCAGGGCGCGCACCAATCGTCAACAAACGTCCCGGCATCAAACCACCGCCTAGAATATTGTTAAGCGTGAAGTACGTTTTAATCCCATTATCAGCAACGCCGTGTATTATTTTGTCTTCCATGGCCGCTGCCAAATCTGCAATGCTACTTTCAGTTACCGTCTGACTGGCAGCAGTAGCATTCTGCGAGGCAACCATCATCGCGGTAAGATTGTCCTCGCTTGGTTCTTCCGAGTACGCTTGTGCTGTTTGAATGAGCTGACTACGGAAATAATCCCGTTTTAGCTTGCCTACCCACCAGTCAAAACGTGAGGTGCCAAAATCGCTGGTCATAATGTATTGCCAATCTGCTACTGACATCACGCCAGGATGAGCTGTATCAAAACCATCCTGTAATTCCAGCGTGTCCACATCGCCTGGCAGCTTGTTCATGTAGGCAACTACTGCAGCGTATTGCTGGCTATTAAACCATTTAGGATCAATCCATTCAGACTTGATTAGTTCCGGCTTCGTATATAAGCCATACATGACATGCGGTTCAGGATTGCTAGGGTCATAAAGCTTTTTCGTCAAGCTTGTTGCCTCCCTTCATCGTATTCAGCAATGTAACGTTTAGCATCTTCTGGATTGATCGGAATACCCTGCGCTTTGATTTCTTCAAGCACTCGGTCAGGACTGTTGTAGTCGATATACATTGCAATAGCAGTTTTCTTGGGATCGAACTTAGGCTTTCTAGCTTCCTGCTCATCTCGTTCTTCCTTTACGACCTCAAGGTAATCGTTCCATGCCTCTTGGTTGAAGAAAGTACTACCGTCTTTGACAAACCGCTTCTCTGTGCCTTTGCTCTTGATTAGCTGTCGATAAGCCACAATGCCATCCTGAATTTGTCTGTTGGTAGCAGGGTTCTTCTTTCTACTCATTACCCGTTTGTACGCAGCTAGTGCCGGCTTCTTGCCGATCTTCTTTGGATACAGTTTCCAGAGCTTTTCAAAGTCACTCTCTAACGTGCTGGATGCACGTATGTTTTTATTAATACTTGTATTATTATCTTGCCCGTTTTTGGGCATAGGGTATACCCGTTTTTGGCTATAGGTATTACCATTTTTGGGCATAGGGTCTGTACGAATTTTGATATACCTTTTTTCAATTTCTTTGGTACCGTCTTTGTATTTGACATGACGTTCAATATATCCGCTGTCTTCTAAAGCACGTAGCCATCTTTGTATAGTGGTTTGACCTACCTCGTACAAAGTCATAAAGTATTGATCGCTCGCCCAACAAGAGCCGCTCTTACTGCTGAGTGCCGTGATCTCGCCATACAAGATCTTGGCTCCTTGTGGTAGCTGTTTGTCATAGCGCACACCTGCTGGAATGATGGCATAGTAACTAGGGCTTTCATTCATGATCGTCACCGCCTTCATGGAAGCATTGATCGGCAATGTTTTGGCGAACATCCATTAAGTCTGCTTCGAATTTGATCATATCGAGTGATGTTTGACCCAAGATATCCATGTATTTTTTAAAGTTGTCTTTTAGGAACAGCCGGTCTTGAATCTTCTCACCATCGGTCATGTGAGGATCATCATCCCTGAACAGATCGCACTTGGTTTCTGCCCATTCTCTCAAATAATCCAAAAGGTACTGATCAGTTTTTACTTTGTATGCAAGTGATTCAAGACGATCAAGTTGCTTGCCAATTTCTCTGGCCATTGTTTTACCTCATTTCTTTCTGTGATATAATGAGGTCACTCAATGTGAAACCTCAATTTTGGCCGTTAAGTGTTCTAGCGCTTAGCGGTTTTTGTTTTGCCAATTATTTCGTTGATTAAGCTGATGGCGGTTTGCAAGCCGTCTTCTCGTCCCATGGCATAAGCTCGCGTCTGATCCGTTCCTTGACGGTAATTATGGCCAACCAGACGTGCGTTCTCAGCCTGGATAGACAAGTAGGAGATAAGTGGACCTAGCTTAGCTATAGCTGCTTCATTCAATCCACTGCCTCCAATTTCCGCTGTGGCCTAAGCAGTGACCAATGATCACGCCGAAGCCGCCAGCAATTAGTAAATATCCAATCATTATTTGTCCTTCTCTCTAAGCGACCTTGAAATCTCTGGGAACCATTTGTCTAAGAAGTCGAGCCATGGTTTCGGATGAAACAGATACCCCTTTTTGCCAGGCGGTGGATATGAAACCACGGTGTCTTGCAAGAACTTGTGGAAGCGTGGAACGTTCAAGATATTGTTAACTACCCACGTGTTGTTATGTCCTTCGACATAGCTTGTTGCGGTGGTGAGCGTCCACATGCCTCGTGCTGCTAGCTTGCGTTTTAACTCTTGGTTCTCCTTGATCATCTTTGCCAGTTCTTCTTCATCGACCGCTAAATACTTTTTGCTTGAAATATGATCATCTTCAACAACCTGCAACAACGGCATGGCATTTCCTCCTTTCTATTGATAACTGGGATGTAGCTAGTTCTTAGCACTGACAGATAATATCTAAAGAAAACCTTTGTCATAAACCAAACTGCTGTAATAGCAGAGACAGCATTGCAAGAAATATAGCGATGACTGCGAAAGTACGGCCCAAGTCTTCGTCATTCACTTGCATGTCCTTCTTTCTTTTGGCCTCTCCTTGGCAGATAATCAATTTATCTGGTGATGGAGGGAGGTGATATAAATGGACTTGCCATACAAAAAAGTATTTGCTCCTACCAGTGGCAATATTGGCGCGGTGTTTTCTTCGAAAGATGTAGCAATTAAAAGTGCCTACTCATTCAAAGATGGAAATGAATTCTTTATGATTCGTAATCTTATTGTTGATGGTAAAGAAGAGGTCCTCGTTGAAAGAGCGTCCAACGTTCTTACCGTATGGAGCACTCTTCCTTTAGGAGACGAAAGCAAAGGTTCCTACAGTGTGGGTTAATTCTTCGTCCTCAATAACGATTGTCACCAGGTCTCCCGGTTTTACTGCTGGGGGAAATGGATAACTAGTGCGCCAAGTGTAAAGAGTTACCCCCGTGCTGCCCATATCAGTGCGGGGCTTTTTGCTTTCTTCGTTCATACTGTTATCTCCTTTTGTAGAAACTTGTTGATAAAATACTGCTGGCCTTTGCCGGTCACCTTTGGGGTCTTCTGAACTGTTACATGGCCGTCCGAGTGACTGATCGCCGTTTCCTTGACCTCGAACAAGCCTAGCTCCATCGCGCGTTGTGTCGGCGAGTTATAGTCGGCACCAATCCGTTTGATCAAATAGCCTTGCTCACGTAGCCAGGCGAACAACCGCTTCGCACCGATGTCAACGCCGTTCTGTTTGATTACCTTGGCAAGATCACCGACCAAGATAGTTGTGTGACTTGTGGCTACCGCGTCTGCAAACAACGCTTTAGGCTTCATTGTTTCGTTATCAGCCGTAAGTTCCGCTGTTTTGGCTTGTTCGTCCTTTAGTTTCGTTGCCAGATTGATAATGAAGTCTGGATCATAGATGACCTTCTCAATCGTTTCAGGCGTCATGTAGGTACCATGCTTACGGATTGATGGGAGGACTTCATGCGTTACCCAACGGTTAAAACGTTTGGCCGCTGGTTTTCGACTAGCACCAATCAGTTTGTATAGCCCCGGTTCGCTGATGAAATTTGTCTCGCCTGATAAGCCCCCTAAGTTAAACTTAGTCACCTCATCGCCGTCTAATGATTTCAACGCTACCGTTGTGTTTGTTAGTTTCAGCGCATTCGTAACATCCGGTGCTGAAAACCAGATAATGCCGTTGGAGCTGACAGTCCGAATTTGGTTATCTTCGAACTGAAATAGTTGTAGTTCGTTCATACCGTCATCCCCTTAGGTCGCGTTATTGCGACTTTTTTCTTTAAAAAAATATCAATTGCTTCCTGATCGCTAAGAGGAATGAATTGCATCATTTTGAATATTTCTTGTGCCGTGAAGTCTTTTCCACCCCGCTGCATTTTCCGAAATAATGTGCTTCTTGCGATCCCTAATGCTAAAGCTAGAGAATCTTGAGTGACGTGTCGTTCTGTCATAAGTCCCTTTAAACGATCCAAATTCACATTAACCATATATGATTCTCCTTTCTGTCGCATTCCTGCGACTTGATGAACTAAGCATAAAGCGCTTATAAGCAAGTGTCAATATAAAAATCGCAAATATGCGACTTTTGTTGTTGCAAATTTGCGACTTCGGTTTATAATTGTAGCCATACAGGAGGTGCCACATATGAACGTTGGAGAACGAATGAAAACTATTCGTAAACAAAAAGGCATTAGCGCAGATTCTCTTGCCGCCAAAATTGGCGTCTCTAGATCAACGGTTTTTCGATATGAAAAAGGAGACATCGAAAAGGTTCCAATTGAAGTAGTTGCAAAGGTAGCGAATGCCCTCGATATTAAACCAGAAGTTTTAATGGGTCTGAAAGCTGACACCGTTGTGGATAAGATTCATGACACGGTGGTTCAACTCCACCCCGAACGTCAGCAGAAAGTTTACACGTACGCGGAAAAGCAGCTCAATGAGCAGCAGAATCCAGACAACGTTGTCAGCTTAGATGAAGCGCTTGTAGAACGTAATCTCGATGAACCAGAGTTCAATGTTGAGGTTGATGGTATTGTGGCCGCTGGATATGGTGCCTTTAATGATGATCGCGATGAACCAATGGACACAGTTAAGATCCCGGATAGTGCCATTCCGTCTCACTACGATTACTGCTTCAAAGTTGTCGGCGACAGTATGCATCCTACCTATGATGATGGTGAGTTTGTCTTTGTTCAAAAAACACAAGATGTTACTAACGGCATGATCGCGGTAGTTGATATTGATGACATGACATTCATCAAAAAACTGATATTCGAGCAAGATCGTCTGTGCCTTCGGTCATTGAACGATGACGTAGATGAAGAAACTGGCGAACGTATCTACCCGGACTTCTACGCTGACGACACAGACAATATTGAAGTGATTGGTAAAGTTGTCGGATCATACGCATTCAAATAATCTTACGTCCAAACCCTGATCGACGTTAAAAGCTGAATTTTTTGGAGGGAGAAATATGGCTTACACTTGCGGTGTGGATGGCATTAAAATTGGGTCTTTTACTGGGAAGGTTGAGCTAAGCGATGGTATTTGGGTATGCGTACCACACTGGAAACAAGCGGGCTTTAGTACTCTAGAAGCAACTAAATATGGACAACAGCTCACAATTGATAGATTCAAAGAGATTTTAGAAAGTGGCCGTTCAGGGAAAGAATATTTAACAAGCGAAAACAAAACGTCATTTCAACTATCAACCAACGCTTTAATTCAACCAAATGAAATTGGCAAGTTGCAGATAGCCATAGCTCGCGACTGGGAATCTAACGAGGAGGTACTTATAGCTCTTAAAGGCGCATTCAAAGAATATTTGATTGTGACAAGGTCATATCTTTACATTTTTAAGTCAGGCTTTATGACCGGTCATTTTGTCGGCCAGAACCGATTTAAAATGCCGATTGCAAACATCACAAACGTCGAAGTTGATACTCATTTATTGACTGGATACTTTGAAGTAGCAGCAGGAGGAGTTCAAAATCTACCACGAAATTATTGGTCTACTGACTCAAAAACTGATCCTGCTAAATCTCCAAACACAATATCTTTAAACAGCAATTTATTCGATGACTTTAGAAAAGCATCAGACCTGATAAACGAATTGATTATGGACATCAAGTTATCCCCCTCAACAAGCGTTCAATCATTTTCAAAGTTGGATACTCCAGATGAACTTAGAAAATATAAGTCTCTTTTAGATGATGGCATTATTAATGAACAAGAATTCAACGCTAAGAAGAAACAGCTTCTGGGACTGTAGTTTTTTCCTCAACACAAGCTGAACCATATGGCAATCTTACGTCCAAACCCTGATCGACGTTAAAAGCTGAATTTTTTGGAGGGATTCATTATGAAAAAGAAATTGTCAGTACAACATTTTTTGCTGGTGCTGGGCACAGTTTTGGTAGCTGCAATCGCCATATTCATCACTCCTCCGACTCTGGCACAAGCTAAAGCCGCTGAGGCAACATTGATTCCTGGCACATATACCGTTGGAGAGGAGCTCAAGTCTGGGCGATACACGGTCAGTTCTACTTCAGGCACGGGTAACTTTCTCAACCAGCCGAAGAAATCAAACGGACAAGACGTCAATGAGATTTTGGGATCAGATGAGTCTGCAACCACATCTGCCGTAACAGCCACCTTTAAAAAAGGCGACCAGGTTGAGATTTCCGGCATGACATCAGCACACTTTGTGCCCGTAACATCGCGTAATAAGAAAAATACCAGCAGCCTCGGCACGGGATATTGGACTGTTGGTAAGGATATCAAGAAAGGCAAATATACGGTGTCCCCAGCAGCAGGCGCATCCGGTAACTTCTTTGTTCAACCTAAGAATCTATTTGGCACAGACATCAATGAAGTTTTAGGATCCGATTCATCCGCTGGTCAGGTGCCAAAGGTAAACGTCAATTTGAAAAAGGGTGACACCGTGATTATCGGAGGAATGCCATCCGTCTCATTCACAAAACGATAAGAAACTACAATCATGATAATTGATAATACACAAAAAAGTCCTTCCCCCACGCGAGCGGCGTCCCCGTGCAAGCCTGAGAGTGGGGCTGGATACAAAATAAAAAGCGCCTACCCCACTGGCTAAAGTGAACGGGTAGACGCCAAACAATTACTCGGAGCGACAAGGCTCTTTGTATACTCAATTTTATCAGAAAAGGAGGAAGATTGCATGGCAACATTTAGGAAACGCGGCAAATATTGGGAATACCGGGTTAAGTATACGGACTCCGCCGGTAAACAGCTGGTTGCTTCACACGGCGGGTATCGTTTGAAATCATCTGCGCAAGATGCTGCAGAAGCTGTAGAAGATGACCTCAAACGTGGTGGCGATCCTTCCAAAGCTGGGACACTATTTTTGGATTATTGGGATCAATGGATTGATGCTTATAAGTCAGGCGATAAGTCCCTCAATACTGAATATAGATACACGTTGCTAAGAAAACATTTGAAGTCGCGTTTTGACGGCCGTGAGCTTGGCTCAATCCGTCCAATCGAATGGCAACGCTTCTTGAATGATTTTGCTGCCGGTAAGGACCGCAAGAAAGAGACCACACGCAAAGGCCCTCGCGAACGCTCAAAGGATATTGTCAGCAAGATGAATAGCTATGTCCGCTCAATGGTTAAGGCAGCCATCAATGATCGTCTGCTCTTTTCTGACTTCACTTTTGGTGCCAAGGTTGGTGGAATCCGTTCAGGAAGCAAAGTTAAAGTGCTTGATCAGGACGACTTTGCACAGGTTAAGTATCAGGCGTCCGAGAAGGCTTCATATCGAAGCATAGGGGCGCTTGCAGTGTATTTAGGGGCAATGACAGGCATGCGGGTTTCTGAGATTCTAGCACTCACGTGGGCTGATATAGATACTATTAACAACGCGATACATGTTACCCGTTCTTGGGATCATCAGTATGGGACTGGATTCAAGCCGACAAAAACCGAAGCGTCAATACGAGATATTGAAGTGTCACCAGCAGTTATTAAGCTACTCGAGCGCATTCATCAAGAGCAAATGGCAGCATACTTGCGAACTGGTTATAGAGATGCCGATCAAATGATCATGCGTAATCAATGGCACACGGTCATTACTGACACAGCCTGCAATAAGGCACTTGCGATTTTGCAAAGCGATGCAGGGATCCCAAAAGAAAAACAAATTACTTTCCACGGCCTTCGTCACAGCCACGTTAGCTATCTAATTAGTCAAGGCATTGACATCTATTACATCTCAAAACGTCTTGGCCATTCAGACATCACAATCACCATGCGAGTATACGGTCATCTTTTGGACTCTCAGAAAAAGAAAGAAGCTTTGAAAGCCACGGCTGCCATGGATCGGCTTTGA